CGCCGCCCGTTACCCAGATGGCGACGATCGCCACCACGACCAGCAGGATCGTGCGGATCCATTTGCCGGCGCCACCGCCCTGCGGATATACCTGCACATGAACGAATTGCCCGGCCTTGGGTTTCACCCGTGCCCACAACTCGCGCGGCACCACTTCGCCGCCCACGCGCACTTCCAGCGCATGGCTGGCGCCTTCGCCCAGCATCTGCTGCAACGATTGCCCGGCCTGCACTTCGGCGCACACGGTGTCGCTGCGCAGTGGGTGTGGCTTGGCCACCAGTGTGCAGGTGGGCCCCGGCAGCAGCAGCGGTTCGGTGCCGTCCATCAGGCGGCCTCGCGCTGTTGCATAGAGACGTGCCGATAGATGCCCTCGATGCGATTGCGGAACATCGCGCTGTCCAGCCGCTCCACGCAGCTGCTGCCGATCTCGCGGCCGCTGTCGCGCGCCTGCTGGGTCGGGCAATGCAGGAAACGCTCCGACGTGACCATCAGGCCGCAATGCCATGGCCGCGTGGCCACGTTGATCACCAGCAAATCACCGCAGCGCGGTGTCTCATGCACGCGATCGATGGTCGCCCAACCGGCCTGCAGTCCCGCCTGCACCGCCGCGGCCACGCTGGCGTGGTCGCGCGCATCGCTGTAGGCATCGGCATAATCCGGCAGCGTGATGCCGAACTGCTCTCGATAAATGGCGTGCACGAGCCCGTAGCAATCAAACGCGTCGGGTCCGCGCCCATGATCAGCAAAAGGAATTCCGATCCATTTTGAACACCAAATAGGTATCATAAATGTTTCCAGCTTCTGCGCGTCCAAATATCCCTTATTGTTGCTTCAGACACCCCAAATCTTGTCGCTAACTTGTGCTTGCTTGTGCTGGTTCGCTTACGAATTTCAAGCACCTGATCTTTGTTCAATTTGTGGAGTGGATGTATTTCTCCAGATGGATGGAACTGACGGTTACGTTTCACCTTGTCATGCACATTGGCGACGTGGTCACCAATCCGCAAATGGTCTGGATTGACGCATTCCGGGTGATCGCATGAATGCAGAATCCATTTCCCTTCCGGAATTTCACCCTTGTTAATTTCAAATGCGATGCGATGCGCCCTGAATGGATGCCCTTGTATATTAAAAACGCCATATCCTTTTGGACTTCTACCCTTTTTCCATCTCCAACAGCCATCATCACTCTTGATGAACGATGCGCGGAACCTCTTGCGGTCGGCTTCGTTCACAAGAACAATCCTGGCGAATTGCTGGGCAGATAGTTCTGGCCCGGCACCTGCTGACTGAATATGTCGTCCTCGAAGCCGAGCACGCCTTGTATCGTGTCGGCGTTCGCGGTGGCGCTTTGCAGGTTGTAATTAAACGGCCCGATCTCCATCACGTCAGGCGATGACGCCATCACTACGTCCATCGTCACCGTCGGCGGACCCTGCAGTGTGCGGATGGCATCGTTGACCTGCAGGTCAACGTTGTCCACAGTCAGCTTCACCTGCGGCAGCGAATCATCGTGCTGCGCGGGCAAGTCGATCTGGAACGCATACGGCATGTAATCACCGGCCGCGCGGTGCATCACTTCCGTGTTGAACGCCAGCCGGATCGGGTTGGCGAACGTCGGATGGTTGATCGAAAGGCACGGCACAAACACTTCCGGCGTCGATTGCGCCAGCACGGCCTGCATGGCGGCGGCGGAGATCTCGCGCATCAGCCGGCCACCTTCACCAGTTGCAGCGTGGCCAGCCACGCATCCGCGCGCGTCTGGATGCAGGCGAACGTCGGCCGCTTGGTGAACTGATACGTGGCCGTGGCCATGGTGCGAAAATCAAGCCAGTCGAAATAGTCGACGTCCTGCAGCGTGGTCTCGACGAAGGTGCGCAGCGCGGTCACCTGCGCGCCGGTGAGTTTCAGCGTGCAGTTGAACGTTTCCGGCACATAGGTAAACCGCCGCCGCGATTTCGGTGCGCCGGTTTCCATGCTGGTGCGAATCTGGTTGTCGACCAGCGGCGCGTACTGCGCGGTGTTGTCCTGGATGGGTTGCGGCAGCGTGGCCGGCCAGCTTGGGTTTGCCATGTCAGCCTCCCGCCACCGGCACGCCACGACGATTCAGCCCGAAGGTTTGCTGCAGCATTTTGTACGTGCTGCCGCCGCGGCCGATCTGCTTGTTCACTTCCGTGACGGCCTGCCCGACGATTACCTTGATGATGTCGCCGCCGTTCGCATCCTTGCTCTGCTGCACCTGCGCCTGGCTGTCGCTGTGGTTTTCCACGATCACCTGCACGTTGCCGCCACCACCGCCCTGCGCCTGCACACCCAGGTCGCCGTTCGACATGCGCGTCAACGGAAAAATGCCCTCCGGTTTCGTGCCTTCCCCCATCACGCCTGCGCCCTGCGCAAAGGCGAACAGCGTGGGTGTGCTCACGATCTGATTGCTGTACTGCGAAAGCGAAGGCGACGCGAACACATTGCCCTGCGCGCTGCCATAGATCGAACTGACAATGTTGCCGGCCGTCGCGTCGGTCGCGCTTTGGCTGTAGCTGCCGAAATAACCCATGTTCGCGCCGGCCGGCCCGGTCATGAACGCGCTCAAAAGCGACGTCAAGATGCGCGACTCGATCACGTGCAACTCGATCTGCATCAGGTCGGCGATCAGGTTGTCGGCGAACTGCTTGCCGCTGAACTTGCCGGTCTGCACCCAGTTCACGATCGCCTGATTCATGTTGTTGAAGGCGTTCGTGAAGGTCTGATCCATCTGGCCGGCGACGTCGCTGAACTGGTCGCGCATGTCTTCCATCGCGCGGATCGCGCCGTTGCGCCAGTCACCCATAGCCGCATCCATGCGCGCATAGCCGTTGATGGCGGCGCCGATTTCCGCCTGCTCGTCGGTCTTCAGCTTGTTCAGCATGTCGTCGTACTGCTGTATCGTCAGATGGCCGTTCTGGCGATCGCGGTTGAGCTGTTCCAGCTTTTGGTCGAACGACTGGTGGATCTGGTTCAGCTCCTGCATCTGCTGAACTTCCTTGGCGCCCATGCCCACTGATTGCACCTGCAGGTCGATCGCGTTCTGGCGCAACGCCAGTTCGTGATCAAGCTGTTCGCCATAGGCCGCCGTCACAGCCGCCTGCTTCGCCTGCGTCTTGGCAAGGTCGTTGCCCAGCGCCTGGATGCCCTTGTCATACTCCGCCGTCGCGGCGGTGACGGATGCGCCCTTCGCGACGTACTTGTCGAATTCATTGGAAAGTTTCTCGACGCCGGTGACGTATTTGCCGATGGCGCTGTCGTCCATCTGGTTGCCCTGGCTCCGGGCAGTCAGGTTGTCGACGTATTGCGAGAATGAAGCCAGCGCCGCTGGGCCCTTATCTTTGGGGACATGACCGCCGCCGCCGCCGCGATACTGCGCATTGGCATGATTCACCGCATCGCGAATCTGCTGATCGTAGGCCGCATTGATGCGATCAATAGTGGGTTTATCGACGATGCCGATCAGGGCCATGAGCCGGTTCTGGTTGATCACTTTGGCCTGCGCGACGAAACCTTCATCACCTTGCGTGGTGCTCTTGAGCGCCTCGGCCAAGGCCTGGTCGTGCTTTTGCTTGGCTTGATTCGCCAACTCCTGACCGGCGCCGAACATGGCATCAGTCTTTTGTTGCGCCTGCAGCGCCGCGATCTGCGCTTGCGCGTCGGCAACCTCGCGCTGCCAGGTTGGACTCTTGTCAACCTGGTTCGTCGGCGTCACCTGATCGTTCAGCATCTTGAGCCGCGCCTGCTGCATCGCAAGCAATTCGCTGGTGGATTGTGTTGCACCTATGCTGCCGAACAGCTTCCCGGTTTCGGATAGGAGATTCTTGAACCCGTCCCATGCACGAATCACGACGCCAGCGTTGTCCACCAGCTTCGCGCGGGCGCTGTCTGACGCGTCGCCCAAATCTTTCATGGCAAGCGCAGCGGCGGTCGATACGCCCTGCTGTTGCTGGGTTTCCACGATCTGGTTGTATTGCGCAGCGGTCAATAGCCCCATCGCGGATGCCGTCTTCGCGATCGCCTGCGTCGGGTCGCCCTGCAGCGCGATCAATTCCTTGACCACCTTGTCCACCGACTCGCCGGTAAGTTCGGCCATGTTGACGGCAATCGTCGCCATATCCTGCATGCGGCTGCCGAGCACATCGCCAGATTGAGCCAGCGCCAGCACGGCCTGCGTGGCGTCCTTGTAACTTCCCGTCGATTGCCCGACCTGCGCGGCCACACCCTGCAGTTGCAACCCGGT